ACATAAGTTCAACTAATGCTGACTTGAACGAAACCTCATTAGAGCAAGCAATGATTGATATTGCAGGCTTTATCGACGAAAGAGGCTTAAAAGTTGCAATGCAGGGAAGAAAATTAATCATCCCAGTAAACACGCAATTTGTAGCGGATAGAGTTTTAAACTCTACTCTTAGAGTTGGTACGTCTGACAATGACATCAACGCAATGAGAAACATGGGTATGTTACCTGATGGATACGTGGTTAACCACTACCTATCAGATACTGATGCATTCTTTATTAAAACAGATGCTCCTAATGGATTTAAACACTTCGTAAGAGCTGCCCTTGCTACTGGCATGGAAGGTGATTTCGATACAGGAAACATGAGATACAAAGCTAGAGAGAGATACAGCTTTGGTTTCTCAGATCCTAGATGTGTATACGGATCTCAAGGTTCATAAAAATTACTGGATCCTCCCAGGAAAGAAGGCGCTTGTAAGAGCGCCTTTTTTATTATACACTCCTTACAAGTATCCTAGATTAACAAAGTCGTGCACACTGGCTAGGCAGACGTGTATAGAGACTGCATGACAAGGGCTATACAACCAAGGAGATAAACATGGCAAACCCTCATTTTCAGAACATGATCTTATGGGCTGGTAACACTGATGCTACCGAGTACAAAAAAGATCAACCAATGTTCCAACCTTATCCATCAGATCAAACTTACTATGGATATTTTAACGACTTTATGACGTACAATTCTGGTGATTGGACGATCACAACAACTGAAGCAGGCTCAGGCGATGCAAGTGAAGCACTTACATCTGGAGCAGGCGGTCAATTATTAATTACAAATGATAATGCTGATAATGATTTAGACTTTTTACAATTAAAAGGTGAATCTTTTAAATTAGCTTCAAATAAATCTGCATACTTTTCAGCAAGATTTAAAGTTAATGATGTTACCCAATCTGATTTCGTAATGGGATTACATATCACTGATACATCACCATTAGATGTAACAGATGGTATTTTCTTCATTAGTGCAGATGGCGACGCAGGATTAGATTTTCAAGTTGAAAAAGATAACACTGCAACAACAACTGAAGACGTTGCTACAATGGCAGATGATACGTTTATTACTGTATCATGGTTTATTGATGCAAATAGAGATGCTGTTTATTATTCAATTAATAATGCTGCTCCTCTAAAATCTGCGGCAACTAACCTACCTGATGACGAAGAATTAACAATTTCTTTCGGTATTCAAAATGGTGAAGCTTCTGCTCAAACAATGACAGTTGATTATGTAACTTGCATGATTGAAAGATAGGAGTTGTAAATGTACGCTTTAAAAAACAAACAGTTGACAGCAAGCGGACAAGTAACAACTAAAGTATCGGCAGGCACTAATACACTTAGTGCTCCAGCTAGAGTTGTTGGACTTAACATTAGATGTGGTGCAACTTTAGGCAGAGTTGATTTAATAGATAATGGTTCAGGTGGAACTGTTAAATTTACAATTCCAACTCCAGCTATAGGTTCAGGTGAAGATGAAATTTTACAGGTTAGTTTTCCAGATCCAGGAATGAGATTTGAAACTGATCTTTATTGTTTCTTTAATCACGCTACACATGTAGAAGTCTTATATGGCTGATAAACAACCACGTAGAAATAAAAAAAATTTCCGCCCTACTGAAAAGGGGGCGGGAATGACTCGCGCTGGTGTTAAAAAATACAGAGCGATGAACCCTGGTTCTAAATTAAAAACAGCAGTTACAGGTAAAGTTAAAAAAGGATCTAAAGCTGCAAAAAGAAGAAAGTCTTATTGTGCAAGAAGTGCAGGACAAATGAAACAGTTTCCAAAAGCAGCGGCAAATCCTAACTCAAGATTACGACAAGCAAGAAAACGTTGGAAATGTTAAATGAGAATTATTTTTTTTGTTTTAACTTTTATATTAGTTGTTGGTGCAATAACTAGCGCCAATGGTGCAGATACGAACACGGTCAGTTCAACGGTCGTGACGGATAAATCCGTGCCTACTGCAAATGCTCCAAGCGTTGTTGTAAACAATTCTGACATTTGTAAAGTAGCAACATCAGGTGCAATTCAAACCAACATACTTGGTCTGGCTACAGGCGTAGTAGTGGACGACGAGCTGTGTCAGCTTTTGAAGCTTTCCCGCCAGCTTTACGCCTCAGGTCTTAAAGTTGCCTCAATTTCATTGCTCGCAACTGACCCAAGAGTTTTTGACAGTTTAGTAATGGCAGGCACTCCACCTCCGTATATGGGTGCTATTGGAAGTGAAGCTTTAGAAAAATGGAAATCAAATCCAGATATGATACCAGAAGGTAGTACGGTATTTAGTAATGAAGATGTTTTAAAGATTAATGTAAATGAGGATGTAAGTGATGGCGAATTCCAAAAGTTTTTATTTTACGCTATGGCTATGTATATCGGTATTCCTATCCTTTTCTAGTAAAGCTGTAGACTGTTCAACAGATACAGTTGGACTTTGCACACCTACTATTGAA